TCTCTGCTTCAAGCGTCCAGGTGGGGATTCCCTTAGCTGCATAAGCACCTGAGAATGTCACGCCTGTGATGGGGTTTTCCGATGGGGTGAGTGTTGATGAAACACACTGATCGGTGAATGCCACCGAATTGATTGTGAGGGTGATGGACTTGCCGGTCACCACATTTGCTACTGCCATTTTTTTTCCTACCTTGTAACGGTCATTTGAACGGTGATTTCGTACCCTGGCAATTCTTGCCCACCGACTGCGTAGGACACTGGCCTACCGCCGGCAACCTGGGGGACGGCCAGGATGATTTGATCTGCTAATTCAAGCAACGCTGACACAGCGTCAGAATTGCCTGGTGGCGCAAGCAATGCGGTCACAGGGTATTGCAATTCATACAGGTTCACATTGATGACCGTGACCGTTGGAGGGTCAATGATGGTCACCCCTGGTCGAGCGTTTCGGCTGTCAACAGTGACGACGATGTCCGCATCTTCCAGGATGTCAACCAGCAAACCAGTTGCATCATTGATGAGACCCACTAGGCGACCTGGGGACGATTACAGCCCCACAGACGCAAAATCTGCCCCATCGAGCCACCGACCGTTGCCGTGCCGAATTCATTGAACGACTGAAACGAATCCATCGAACCGCGTTCGCGATACAACGCAGCTGCATACATCACCGTTCCCAGCGACACATCGCCACCAGGCGAAACGCTCAAAGAATCCTGATACCCGGCAGCCTTGCGTCGTCGATACGCGACAGCGTTTCCAGCTGCAACACAATCAGTCACGAATGCAGTGTCATTTGCGGACGCGGGACTAACCCCGAGCCAATCCAAACAATCCTGCACTGACACCCAGGTGCAAACAGGGCTGTGGGTGATTGTCCCCGCAGATTCCATTCGTTCCTGGTCTGTGCCTGCGTTGTCAAACAGAACCTGATTCAGCACTGGCATTTGGTAATCAAACACCAGGTCGCCGTACTCATCCACATCAACCAGCAAATAGGGTTCGGTCGAAATGACCGTGTGGGTTCCGTTGAAACCTTCCCCGATGCCGGTGACAGTGATTGATTCAGCTACGCCGATTTCATTGTTAGTGAGGGTCTGCAACACAGCGATTCCACCTGTGCGCTGGTGATGTGTGACTGAATAAGTCGCCATGTGCAGACCCCCTTTGCTAACTAAACCGGACTAGGCCTGTGTGATCTTGAATGTCTTTGTCGCGTCAATTGTGGTCGTGGCAAAGTAGCCACGAATTGCAAGTGTGCGACCGAGGGTTGATGGCTGCTCGATGGAAATCAAACCGCGCTGGTCTTCATAGATTTCGAACCCAGCCTTTGAGCGTGGGTTAGCCACTGCGAGAATGCAGGTCTTCGCAGCAAAATTCTTGTCCGCGACCAAACGCAACCCGAGAATGTTGCCAACTGTGCCCACTGCGTTCATTGTGCCTGGTGCATTGGTTGGGTTCAGGGTGCTGAAAAGCGGACGGCCTGTCGTGTCGTAGAGGCTGCCGAGCTGCTGCCACACATCCATTGAAACGCAGATCGCGTCAGGGAAAACATTTGATGATGCTGCGATGGTCTTTGCGCCTGCGTAAACAGCTGCGACGACTGCGTCCGGGTCGGTGAAATCAACATTCGCTGCGGATGCCTGAGTGACACCTGCAAGCAACTGGTCGGATGCGTAGTTGTCCGTTGCGTCAGCGTATTGCGACACAAAATCGTTGACGACGATGTCGATTGCTGAGGCATCGCTCCAGTCGATGACCTGTTCCGCGAGCGTCTGCTGCCCCGCAAATGTCAGTTTGCTGACGACCTTGTCTTCAATGACCTGGGTCGTTGCTGACACTGCTGTGAGCTGTGTGCTCTGCTGCGCCACACTCAGGTGTGTATCGATATAAGGCCTGATGAATGTTGCACCTGCGCGGGGCATCGAACGAGCTCCGAAAAGTTCGACGATAGGACGCAAGGCCACAAGTCCGTCGAAAACGGGCTGAACAATCGGGGTCGGGATGTTGCCCGGCACATTGCTCACGATTTGGTCTCCAGCTGCTGCGCGGATTGCATTGTTCATTGACATGAACGAATCGCCACCTGCGACATACGCGCTGATGTATTCACTCATGGATGGCAAACGCTGTTCACGCTTTGCTGATGCGAAAATGGGTTGAGTAGGGATGGAGGCCTCAACAGCTGGTGCTGCTTCGGCTGGGGTGTTTGTGATTTCCACTGTGGTTCCTTCTGTTTCGGGTTCTGTGGTTTCGGGTTCGGGTTCGGCAGCTGCAACTGATGCAACGCGGGCACCGGGGAATGCCCCGAATGCCAGCAGTGACAGTTCACGCCATCGAGCTTTTTTGATGACCATTGCACCCGACTTTTTGTCGAATGAATAGTCAACTGGTTCAACACCTACGGACACGGCATCAAGGACACCGTCTGCTGCAAGTGTGAGAGCTTCATCGCCCGCGCGGGTTTCGCTGATGCGGGCTGAAAAGAGCATTCCCTCTGATGTCTCGACGCGTTCTGCGACGATGCCCAAAGGCTGGGAGAGATCATGATCACGGATGAATTTTGGTGCTGCACCGTCAACGGGGAGCGACCCAGGCAAAAACCGAACCAGTGTGCCATCGCTGACAACTGCGTCGACATTGTATTCAACCGCTACACCCTCGACTGTGCGTCGTGGCTGGCCGTCTGCGCCGGCAGCGTTGACTGCATGGAGGGTTGCATTGATTTGGAGATTCATTGTGATTCCTCTTGTGGTTCGCGATCACTGCTCGATGGCGTGTTCATCATTTGTTCTGCTGTTTCTGCCTGGTCGACGAATTCGGACACATCCAAACGACAGAAACGACCGCGCGGGAGAATGTCATCCATGCTCAAACGCTCAGACAGTGCCTGAATGTATGGGGCACATGCGTACTTGTACAGCAACCATTGCGAATCCTGCGCGTTTGTGTAGGTCATTGAATTGTTTGTCGGTGCGCCTACCAGGAACGGCGGGATGTTTGCGACATCGGCCAGGGACAACATCGCATGCTGGCGAGCCTCGACTAGTTGCAGCTTCGACGGGTCTGATTGGAATTCCACCCATTTGACACTGCTGTTCAATGCGCCCACTGCCGAAACTTTGCGCGCCTGCTGCCAGGCTGATGCAAGCTCTGCAAGCTCATCGCCATCAAGCGGTTCGCTGTTGTCGGTCTGTTGCAGGTAACCAGCTGTGATTTCGTTCGTGGCGAATCGCATTGCTGCGTCGTCAAGTCGGTGGGCGATTTCAATTGCGCGCCAGCCCATTGACAACAGACCCTGAATCGGTGACAGGAACACAACGCAGTTGCGGGGGTCGAGCTGTTGCCCCTGATAGATAATCTCGCGTGGCATTGCTGTGAGCACTGTGCCGGGCTGATCAGGGAACGAAACACCTGATGCTGGCAAACGCATGAACGACGATGGCCGTCCCTCATAATTTCTTGCGGTGCAGTACCACACGCTGTATCCATGAAAAATCATGTCGTCGACTGTCCACGCAATCAGAAACTGGCGGGTGACGCTGGGGTCAGGACGGGTCATCCATGATTCGCCAGGCAGCTGCATTTCGATGTATTCCTGCGACGCTGCATCCCACTGAACGGTGAATTCGTTGATGGGGAGAGACGACACCAGGCTGACGATCAGGTCGCGCGCCCGGCTGATGACAGGGAGGGTCATCGCACGATCTCGCGATGTGTCGTAGTTGTAACCAATGGTCTGACCAATGCCAGCTGCACCAGCTGCTGCCTTCACCGATGCTGAACCAAACTGTGGTGCTTTGCTACGACCAAAAAATGCCATACCAGGAAAGTATGACGCATGTGTGGATTTCATGTGTCAATTTTCGAGAAATTTTTAGAGATAGAGAATTTCACCCCCTACCTAGCAAATGCCACCGCTGCCCTGACCCGCTGACGGGGTGTCGATGCGAGCGCAGCTGCCCACACGCAACAGCGCGCCAGCTCGATGCTGCCTGGTGAACGCTTACTGCTGAGAACTAATGAATGAGCCTGCACAACTGCGACAGCGCGATTCATGTGATCGTTCAGCATTTCTTCACCGCGATGAATCAACCGACCCTCAGTGATCAGCGACCGAACCAGCCCCGTGAATTTCAGCAGTTCGCCATACCCCACCGTTTGCCTGCGTTTATCAAATCCACGAACCTGAGGGTCAAGGCTTGGGGTGATGGCCAGCGTCAATTTCGGGTCAGCCTCCATCGTGCGAGTAATGCCGGCGACCATTTCTGCGAGTGTGTCGACGACGAATTCAACCTGCACATGAACGATGTTTGATTCATCAGCTGATGCTCGAATGGCGACATAGCGCGCCCCGTCCAGTGAGCTGTCAACTGCTAGGAATCCACCAGCTGGGAGTGCGCCATCGCCGGCGCAGGAATCCCAAACCCCAGGTGCCAGGAATCCGTTCTCAGTGCTGACCCAGGTGTTCAGCGATGCGCGCATGAAACTAGCTAGATCACCGTCGCCGGCTTCATCACGAATTGTCTCGATGTCAACCAAATACCCCAGTGCGGGATTCGCGTATTTCCAGTAGGCCTCATCGAACACATCAACCCCTGGGGGGATGCTCCATTCCATGAACAGGTAACTGGTGGGCAGTCCTGCGTCAATTGCTCGCAGTCCCTGTTCGCGTAATTTCAACATGGCTGTGGACGCTTGCGTTCCTGCTGTGGAGAACATCGCATGCAGGGGGGTTCCCCCAGCTGTCCGAACATTCCTGGCGCGCTGGGTCGGTTTCAAACCTGAGAACAGAACTTCTTCACTGATGCCCATAATTTCGTCAGAGCAGATCAGGTCACAGCTGAGGCCGTGCCCCGCACGGGGGGTTGCAGCACGGACATACCATTTCGACTTGTCCGGCATTTCCAATTCCATTCGGCCATACCCCCATTTAGCCTTTGCGCCAAACACATCAATCAGCACTGGGGCGACCCGTTCAAACATTTGACACGCCAGGGACAGGTCGTGAGCTGTTGACAGGACGGTCTGAGGTTTCCCGCGACGCTGTGCAATGGTCGTCAACCAGGTGCCAATAATGGGGGCTATCAGACTTGACTTTCCTGACTGACGCGCCGTGCTGATACAGGCCTGCCTAGTCGAATACTCATTAGAACCAGCAACCTCGCCGGCGAACATGCGGTCAACTACATGCAATTGCCAGGGAAGCAGCTCGACATTCAGGTGCATGCTCGACCACTGCGCTACCAGCTGGCCGTCGCTGTAATCGCCCGTGACGCGCGTTTCCAATCTTGGGAGCGTCATGCCTAAATCGTTTGCGTTCGTTCCGTATTCGGCTGAATTCATTTTTGGGTTTTCCAAATCTTTGCGTATAGACGGAAGAT